CAAGCAGGCCAAGGAGATTGGCGTCATCGACAATGCCCGCTACGGCGCCGACGACACGCTGTCTTTTGCCGAACTGCTCAAGGACATTGGCGACGTTGGCGAGCTGCAGGATTTCCTCCCTTACGGTAGCGCCGATCTCGATGCGATCTTCTCAGCTTCTACTATAGCGCTCGGTGACTTGGAGATTGACGAAAACTTCGAAAAGAAGCTCGAAGCCGAGATCGAAGACGACGAAAAGCCCGCAAAGCTTCCCAAGACCCACACCGTCATGCGCTTCAAGGTCATGCTCGGCGATGCCGAACGGCTGACCGCCCTGATTTCCAAGACCCAGAAGGACCACGGCTACACGACCGAGGACCAGCTCACCAACGCTGGCGATGCGCTCGTTCACCTGCTCGGCGATCAGTTGGCGCATTCCGGTTCCTCGCCTGCTTATAGTGATGACCAGGAGCTCGAGAAGATCCTCGACGAAGCGCTGGCAAATCCGGAGAACGATGAATGACGATCGCTGTTGAGATCAAGGATATCACCTGGCTCAAGCCCTATGCGGCCAATGCCAAGAAGCACCCGCCCGAGCAGATCAAGAAGCTTGCGGCCGCCATCACCAAGTTTGGCTGGACCCAGCCGATCATTGCCTGGACCGATGGTTCGATCATCGCCGGTCACGGCCGGCGCCTGGCCGCGCTGGAGCTGGGCCTCGAGGTCGTTCCTGTGGTCGTGCGCTCTGATCTGTCCAAGGTCCAGGCCGATGCGCTGCGCCTGGCTGACAACCGCGTCACCTCGACCGAATACGACATGGCCGCGATCCAGACCGAGCTGCAGGCGATCTCCGACCAGCTCGACGGCTCGTTTTCCATGGAGGACATGGGCTTTGACGAAAAGGAGCTCGAGTTCTCCCTCGGCGATCTCTCCACCATGGACACCAGCTTCTTTGCCGACGACATCGGCGCGGCCGTCGAGGAGCAGAAGCGGGCCAATGCTGAAAAGGTCAAGGAGACCGATGACACGGCCGCTCCTGTCGGCGATGCGCTCGGCTTCAAGCGCGTGACCGTCGCCCAGTCCCGCCAGCTGCGTGACCTGATGAACGGAATCGAGACCAAGACCGGCAAGAAGGGCGTCGACGCCCTGATTGACGTGCTTTCGGCTGCCGCCTGACATAAGTAAGGACTTACATATACATGAATGACAATGTGATTACGTTCGGTTCACGTAAGCCCTGGCGCGAGGAGAAGGCTGCCGAGCGCCGGCAGAAGAAGTCGGAAGGCCAGCGCCGGCGTCGCGACAAGACGGAAGCCCAGAAGGAACTCCGGGAGACCACGCTCGAGACGCTGGATAAGGTTCGCGCTCTCGTCACCGCCGGAAAGCTCGAGGGCCTGGTGATCGTCGCCCGCGATCCGGTCTCCAAGCACTTCCTCACCGATGTCTGCTTTGATGAGCGCGTCACGCCGACCGGCGACATGTTTGCCTGGGCCGGCGTCCTGGCGACGCTCGAAATGGAGGTCAAGGAAAACGCCACCATGGCGCCGTCCGTCCAGCTCGACGGCACGATCATCGACCCGGAGGTCGAAACGACCCTGTTTCTGATGGAGGAGGGCTTCGAATGACCATCTACACCATCGATCGCCGCTTCAAGACCTCTGTGGAACGCACGCCGCGCGTGCTTGAGATTGCCGAAGGTTTCGGTCTCGGCCTCAACGACAAGGAATTCGTCGTCTACGACAACCTGCCGATCGAGGTTCGCCAGGGCGATGTCGTGTTCATCACCGGCCAGTCCGGCGCCGGCAAGACGCTGCTGCTCAAGGATCTGACCGCCCAGATGCGTGCAAGCGGCCTCAAGGTCGCCGACCTCAACCAGATCGGCCTCGAGGAGAAGCCTGTCATCGACCAGGTGGGGTCGTCCGTCGTCCACGCCACCGAGCTTCTCGCGCTCGCCGGTATCTCCGACGCCTACATTTACCTGCGCAATCCCTCCCAGCTCTCCGGCGGCCAGCAGTATCGCCTGGCGCTCGCCAAGATCCTCGATACGGACGCCGATGTCTGGATCGCTGACGAGTTTGGCGCGGTGCTGGATCGCGTCACTGCAAAGGTCGTGGCCTTCAACATGCAGAAGGTCGCCCGCCGGCTCGGCAAGACCCTGATGGTCGCAACCACCCATTCCGATCTGGTCGATGAGCTCGGCCCGGATCTCACCATCACCAAGCGCTTCCGCGAACGCGTGGACGTTAAGCACAAGGAGAACGACGAGTGAATTTTGGTAAAGCCCTCGAGGCAGTCAAGAACGGCGACCGTGCGCGCCGCGAATTCTGGAACGGCCGCGGCATGAGTATCTATCTCAATGCCGGCTCGGTCGAGCACTCCTCTGACAAGCTGTCGATTTCCGGCGTTGGTCGCGAGCTGTTTGACAATGGCGACGCCGGCACTGTCACGCGCATGCCCAATATCAACCTGATTGCCGCCGACGGCACGATCGTTACGGGCTGGGCACCGAGCCAGAATGACATGCTGGCTGACGACTGGAGGATCTGCGAATGAAGGTAGTCGCCCACGTCAAGCACCGCGGTCATGATCGGCCGCTGGAATTCTACGATGTCCTGGAGCTTCGCGAGACGCCGCTCTACCTCGAGATCCGGATGAGGGAGAAGGTTATCTTCCTTCCGCACACCGACATCATCCTGATCAGCCAGACCGACGAGCCCGGCGCTCATGTTCCGTTCACCGGCACCAAGGATCCTCGCTACATCGCCAGGATGGCGTCAGGCGGCCCGGTCTCAAAGCGCCAGGCGGAGCAGGTCAACGCCGCAGGTCCGATCCATGGAGCTGTGACGCCTGTCGGCTTTCGCCCTGATCCGGAGCCCGCAAAGCCCAACATCGCGGTCTCGCTCTGGTCCGATGAGCAGCTTTCCAAGCGCATCGCCCAGATGATCAACACGACCAACCGCGAAAATCGGAGGTTTCGCCGATGAGCAATCGCGGATGGATCGGTGTCGACCTCGACGGCACGCTTGCAACTTATGACACCTGGAGGGGCATCAATCACGTCGGCGAGCCGATCATGCCGATGGTCAACCGGGTCAAGGCTTGGCTTATGGCCGGCATCGAGGTCCGCGTGTTCACCGCGCGCTGTGCCGGCCCGGAGAATTGCGTGCCGGCGATCGACGCCTTCTGCCTCGAGCATATCGGCCAGACGCTTCCCGTGACGAACATCAAGGACTTTGGCCTGATCGAGCTTTGGGATGATCGTGCTGTGCGCGTCGAGTTCAATACCGGAGTGCGCGTTCTGTAATGGACGCGCGTCAAATCGATATAGAAGCGCAAGGGCTGCGACCATGAGCATTTTTGAGACAGAGACACACATCGAACGCAACGCGAGCCCTCGCGCAATTTTCGCATTGGCAAATGACATGTGGGTGGAGCGCGGGACCAAGGCCGACTGGGATCTGCTTCACGACCTCCACTACAAGGCCGAGAAGCTGCCGCTCGGCCCGCGCTTCTACAAGCTGACGCTCTATGGCGAGACGATCGGTGTTCTGGTGACTGGGCTGCCGAAGGGTGAGCTGCGCGAGCGGCACATCGTCTTTCCGAAGCTCAAGCCCGGAAACCTCAAGTCCAAGATGGTCAACACCAACCGCTATAATTACATCAACGCCCATTTCCGGGTGATCTCGCGTTTCGTGGTCGACACGATGTATCGCGGCATCGGCGCCGGCTACCGGATGATGAACCTGGTCTCCAGGATCGAAGGCAACACCTTCATGGAGATCCAGTCCTCGATGTCGAAGTTCAACGTCTTCGGTCAGAAGGCGGGCTTTTCGTTCGTGCGTCCGATGAACGCTAACAAGTTTGAGGCTGGCATGAAGTTCTTCCGCCTCAACTTCGAGGGCAATCCGCAGGACTTCGAAGGCATCGTTGCCGAGATCGAGAGCTCTGAGGATCCGGATCGCCTGACCCAGATCTGCCGGGAATGGTATCTGAAGAACTCCGCCACTGAAAACACCGGCTCGGCCCGTGATCGCGCAGAGGCCCGGGTTGCTGCGATGAGCGCACGCGAACTGGTCAAGGGCATCCAGCAGATCGCGCTTGCCTCGCCGATGTATGGCATCTGGCAGTGTCCGGACCCGAAGGGCACTGTGCCGGAGCGTCTTCCTCTCCTGGCCTTTGATAACCAGG